GAGCAATAAAGATATTGGAAAAAACCATAATTGACGAAGCCCTATTCGCTATTATTTACGGTATAGGGCCGGATGATGACTGGAAAGACTTCGAGTGCTGGAAAAAGGCGAATCCGAACTATGGCGTGAGTGTCATGGAGGACTATTTGTACCGGAAATACACCGAGACCATGACGGACGCCTCGAAGCAGAACATCAACCTATGCAAGCATTTGAACGCCTGGATGAATGCCGGCGTTGCCTGGATGAACATGGCGAAATGGGAAGCCTGCAAGGATGCCTCTTTGAAGCTGGAAGACTTTACAGGCCAGCCCTGCTACGCCGCCTTTGACCTTGCGTCGAAGATAGATATCTCCTCCCTGGTGTTGGTATTTGAGCACAACGGCGGATATGCAACCTTCGCAAAGCACTATCTCCCAGAGGAAACCGTGACACAGGCCGGGAATGATCACTATGTGAAGTGGGAAAAGGAAGGGTATATCACACAAACCCCCGGCGCGAGGACGGATTTTAGGTACATTGAGGACGATTTAAAAGCGATCAACGACGATCATCCTATCTGCGAACTTGCTTATGACCCCCGCGAATCAACATATCTTGTCAACAATGTCATGGAGTGGCTGGGGCCGGAGAAGTGTATTGAGATTACACAGGGCCCTGCGCTCATGTCCGAGCCGATGAAAGAAGTGGAGGCCCTGATCTATGACTGCAAGCTCTGGCACTCGGGCGATCCGGTCTTGACGTGGATGATTGGGAATATTGTCAAGCGACAAGGCCGAAACACGGGGCCGGTGAAGTACTACTATCCGACGAAAGAGAAAAACGAATCGAAAATTGACGGTGGTGTCTGCCTGATTATGGCAACTGGCCGGGCGTTGGCCCACCATGAGGAATCAGCGTATGAGGGCATGACGAAAAGTCAGATTTTAGAAGGGATGTGTTTTTAATAACTTGACTTCCTTTTACTGGCAAGCGCCAAAGGGCAAGGTGAAGAAAGGAGAATTATGACCGACACTCTAACCAGATGGGGCGATATAGCCCTATACCTCAAAGTAAGCGAGAAAACCGCCATGCGATACCATAAAGAGCGGGGCCTCCCTGTTGTGAAAGACCCCGCTGGACACCCTGTAATTACAAAAGAAGCTATTAAAAAATGGCGGTTGCAGGAGGATAACACCTAACCATGTCTGCCATTGTCAGTCTTTGTCCGTTTTTGTCAGTCTTTGTCCGTATGAAATAATATTCAAATTTGCAATACTCCCACCGTAAGCACAACCATTTCACGACTATTTCACAACTATTTAACGATTTTTCAACATGGTAATAGGCTATGCGGTGAAAATCATTAGAAAAATAGGAAGGTTTATCAAGTCTCTGTTCAAAGGGCTGTGGAACGCCTTTGATATCAGGGACATTTTTGTCTTTGGCGGCCTTGGGATGCTCGGCTATGGGCTGTATTTGAAGTGGGGTCAATGGCTTGCCTTCATGGTGTGTGGGGTGCTGCTTATGACTATAGGCTACCTGATGAGGGATAAATAATGGGCATCGTCGCACGGATGGCGCGACCAAAAGCGATGAACCCGCACGAACTTGAACGGCTGATCCTTTCAGTCTTCGGCGGCGGGTCAACTGCATCCGGGGTATCGGTGTCGAGTGATACGGCGATGAGGCAGGCCACCGTCTATTCCTGCGTCAATCTTCTCTCTCGTAACGGTGGGACGCTCCCCTGCGACCTCATAAAAATTGATGGCCGCAAGCGCATAAAGGCAACCGATGAAGACCTGTACTATCTTTTGCACGATCAGCCGAATGAATGGATGACTGCCCCGGAATTTTGGGGCATGGCAATGAACCACCTCCCATTAAGGGGCAATTTTTTTGCTCTGAAGAACCGAGGGTTGTCATTGACCGGGCCTGTCCGTGAGTTAATTCCATTGGCCCCTGGGATTGTACAGGAAGTCAAGCAGGATGAGAAATACAGACTCACATATGTGCTGAGATATCCTGATGGAACGCTGAAAAACGTACCACGATCAGAAATCATGCACATCCGTGGGATGACTATTAACGGATTTATGGGGGTCAATCCAATACAATACATTCGTGAGTCGATAGCTTTGGGGTTGGCCTCTGAGGAGTTTGGGGCGCGGTATTTCGGGAGCGGGACACACCCCGGAATGATTGTTGAGCACCCTGGGAAGCTCTCCCCAGAAGGACACTCGAATCTTCAGGGTGCATTGACCGAAACATATAGCGGCCTCGGAAAATCACACCGCCTCATGCTGCTACAGGAAGGCATGAAGTACCAAAAGGTGGTCATTGACCCCAAGGACGCCCAGTTTATTGAGCTCAGAAAGTATCAGAAAGCGGAACTTGTTGACATTTTTCTCAGTATGCCTCTGACCATACTTTCATCTGAGGACAAAACGCCTACTTTTGCCAGTGCGGAACAGTTTTCAATAGGGTTTATTCAATATGCCCTCATGCCTTGGACCGTCTTTATAGAAAAGGCAATCCTGCGTGATCTGATCCCTGACGACAAAAAGCGAACCCATTACGCAAAGTTTGTCATGCGAGGACTTCAGCGCGGATCATTCAAGGAGCAGATGGATAGTTTTTCGATTGCGATAGACAAGGAAATCATGAACCCGAACGAATGCCGGGAACTTTTAGAAATGAACCCATACGACGGGGGCGATGAATACAGGACCAGGACAAGCACCGTGAAGGACAACGGAGGTACAGACAATGAAACTGGCGTACAGGAGTGAAAAGAACGCTGAGGCTGTCGCCCGCTTTTGGGGGAAATCACTCGAAAAGCCCGACTGGTACCGGATTGAAGCGAAAGAAACCGACGAGACGGCGGAGATAATAATCTATGACGTGATAGGTTATCCTTATAACGATGCCTTTGATCTTGTCCGCGCCCTTGGAAGCATCAAGGCAAAGAATATCACCGTCCGCATTAACTCGCCGGGCGGAGATGTTTTTGACGGCGTGGCGATCTTCAACGCGCTCAAAGACCACGAGGCCCATGTCACCACGAAGATTGAAGGTCTGGCAGCGTCGATGGCCTCCATAGTCGCCCTCGCCGGTGACGAAGTTCAGGCACACAAGAACGCCATGTACATGATTCACGATCCGTGGGTGCTGGCGGCTGGCAACCAGTACGACCTTAGAGAGATAGCCGACATCCTCCAGAAGATCGGCGGGAACATGCTGGATATCTATTACGACAAATCGAATATCGGCAAGCGTGAACTCAAGGCCATGATGAAAGAAGAGACATGGTTCACGGCTGCGGAGGCCAAGGATAGGGGCCTGATCGATACCGTTCTGGATGCAGGAGCGGCAAAGGCAAAGTTTGACCTGTCCATTTTCGCAAACGTTCCTGACGAACTGGAAGATGCCGACCGGGAAGGTGCGACATTGAGTAAACAAGAGATTGAGCGGGCTCTGCGTGATGCAGGTGCAAGCCGATCTTTCGCGAAGTCCATAGCTGCGCGACGCAGTAATGGCGACTCTCAGCGTGATGTTGAGGGGATACAGGCAGAAGTTCAACACATCATGAATTTAATGAAATCATAGGAGGAACACAGAGATGAAGGAAATTAAAGATACCATACAGGCACTTGGAACGGCCTTTGAAGAGTTCAAGGCTGCGAACGATGCCCGGTTAAAAGAGATCGAGACAAAGGGCCACGCGGATCCGCTACTTGCGGAGAAGGTGGACAAAATCTCGACAGACATGCACGAAATCGCCGCAATGAAGAGACAGCTTGAGGCTCTTGAGACCGTGGCCGGGCGCGGCGCATTCGGCGGCGGCACTTCGGAACTGGATCAGGCAAAGGCAGAATATAAGATGGCCTTTGAGAGCTGGTTCCGTAAGGGCGTGGAAGGCAATTTAAAAGAACTGGCTGTCCAGGCCAACGCTTCCACCCTGGATGACACGGCGGGCGGCTTCACAGTACCGGAAGAAATGAGCAAAACCATTGACCGGGTTGCTGAAACCGTATCGGCCATGAGGCGCATATGCTCCACGATGACTATCGGGACCAGCACATACAAAAAGCTGGTCAATCAGGGAGGCGCGTCGTCAGGATGGGTGGAAGAGAAGGGCTCTCGTTCTGAGACCGACACTCCGACCTTGAAAGAAATCGCCATCAACACCAAAGAGATTTACGCGATGCCTGCGGCTACGCAGACGCTCCTGGACGATTCCAGTGTTGATATCGCCGCCTGGCTTGGCAATGAGGTATCAATCGAGTTTGCCGAGGAAGAAGGCGAGGCGTTCATCTCCGGTAACGGAGTCGGAGAGCCGAAGGGCCTGGAAGCATATTCCACGGTTGCCAACGCTTCCTACGAGTGGGGCAAGATTGGCTATATCGCCACCGGCGCGGCCTCCACCTTCACCAATGCGGACAAACTGAAGGACCTGAAACGCTCCCTGAAATCCGTATATCGTAACGGTGCCTTGTGGCTCATGAACGATACCACCGCCGGACATATCGACAAGTTCAAAGACGGTGACGGAAATTATATCTGGCGTCCCGGCCTTATTGAAAACGCCCCGGATACTCTGCTCGGAAAGCCGATTGAATATGACGATAACGTGGCCGATATCGCGGCCGGGAAATATCCCATTTTCTTCGGTAATTTCAAGCGGGCTTACCTCATTGTGGATCGGATGGGTATTAGGGTACTTCGTGATCCCTATTCGAGCAAGCCCTATATCCTCTTCTATACCACGAAG